TCAATTGTTCTTTCCATGATTTCTCCATCAATGAATGGACTCTTTTATATGGTGTTACAATCTTATCCAAGTTAGCTTTAGGGAAAGTAACATAAACATAGTCCTTACTTTTCTCATCTAAAAGCATTGATTCGTTTTGACGGAATGCCTCATCGGTTTCACATCTTGGTTCAAACTGGTCATCCATTGAAACATTAGATTCTTTATCATTATTAACCTGAAATTCTTTGGTCTTTTCTTTTTCGGCTTCAGATTCTTGCTCAGATTCTTTACCTGAGCCTTTACCTTCATCATCGCCTGTGCCTTCTTCATCGGCATCACCATCGTTGGCAGAATCAGATTCATCACCAGATTCATCTTCAAATTCATCAAGGTTTTCAAAATCAAAATCTTGTAATTCAGGCATATCAGCTTGCTCATCTTTAGAGTAGGCATAGATTTCATTGGCAACTTTTACTACATCGTCCCAAGATTCTACATTTTTAACCTTTTCAACCATCTTTTCTTCTTCGCCATTAAAAAACACTTTCATAGTGTATTGGCTTTTGGTATAGATGTTTAATCGGTTGATGAAAGCCATATCGTTAATATCACGGCCTTTAATACCGAAAAAATCACGGGTCATCAAGTCAGCATAAGCTTTAGCGAATGATGATTTTAAACCTGGATATTTTCGTTGAACTTTTTTCTCGATACGGGCATCTTCAACCACATTTAAGAATGATTTAAAATTCTTGCTTTTGGTTTTATCTACCACAGCATCATGCCATCCTTCGGCAGGAGTATAAAGGGCATGCCCAACTTCATGGCCTGTTAAAAGGTCATATAGAGCGCCTGTCATATTTTGCCATATAGGGAGGTAAAGGATACGATTCTTTGGATCAAACTTTGCGGTTTGAATTTTTGAATGTTGAATCGTAAGATTTTCGGTAGCCATTAATTTGGCTAATTGTGATTTAGATTCTACTGTATAATTTGACATCGTATATTTGTTTCTTAATTTTAAGTAACCATCCTAACATAGAAATGGTCAAAAGTCAAGCATTATTTAGGGGGTGGTGCAGAAAAACAACAAATGTTGCAAAAAAACAACATGTTGCGTGGAAACAACATGTTTTCGAATATGGAGCGGAGTCCAGGATTTGCACCTAGTGAACAGGTTGGACACCCATTCTGTTCTAATAACTCCCCGCATTGGAGCGGTGTCGTGGTGTTAAACCACACTATCTAACCGGGGAGGCTAGACTGTCTCGGACCCACCGCAATTAACTATTTAATATAACCATTCTAACAGGACTTTCGCTTAATGTCAAGCGTTTTATCCATGTTTACCGACCAACTTGGCCTAGATATTTTTCTTTTGTTTCTTCCCATGATAAGGTAATTAGGTCATCATAGAAAAGCGTTTCATGTGAAACTTTATCTTTCTTTTTAAGAATACTGATTCTTGGTTTGGCCAAATCTTTCTTCCAAACTTCTACTAATGCTTCAATCGAAGTATCAAAGTTCTTTTTCATTCCTGTTGTGTCTTCGGCTCTTAAAAATTCTACTGTCTTATCATATAATGGACACCAATAGATACCACGAGCATGAGCTGTCTTAATCAATTCTTTAGGCACATGTAGTTTTGAATAGGTAAATTGTAGTGAACGATTCTTATGGTCTCTTTTATGTGGTTGACCAGATGGTTTCTTGGCAACATACCATTCAAAATATTTCTTGGTATGATTCTTCATTAGCCATTGGCGAATCTTATATCGTGTTTCTTTTTCTGGTTCAAAAGATACTGAACCTGCCGTGAAACCCATTTTCTGCCAATAAGGTAAACCATCATACTGTGATAGTCCATTTGGTTTCGCCTGGCCATATAATGATGTTGTTGTAATTGAAACTAACTTATCACCATAGAGTTTTTCCCATAGTTCTTGTATTGGTGTAGCAAGGCATAATAAAGCAAGTAACTTACCACCCACATAATTATAACCAAGTGGTTGTAATGGAACAATCGTTGAACCAATAGCAGTATGATTAATCATAGCACCTTGTGTTTTAAGTTCTCGACTCCAACCAATATAATTATCTCGTGGTGTTAAATCTAGGAAGTCAGATGATATGCAAATCACACCTAGATATTTCTTGGTTACTTTATCTTTAACAATGAAGTTTAAATTACGACCAATGTTTGAATTGTTTTTCATGGTCGATGAGAATGTTCGAATACAATTCCATAGTTCTGGTAAATCATCTTGTTTATTGGCATAGATGAGTTCAGGTTGTAGTTTAAGATACTCATCTGGATCCGTTGGATTCCAAAAGTTTGATTTGACCTCTTCGATAGCTCGTCTTTGGTCTTCGTCTTCAATAACTTTTTTCTCACCTTCCCATAAATCATTAATTGTGACTGATGGATATCGGTCTTGAACCTCACACCACTTTTGATAGAGTGTGTATTCTTTAACATCCATTTTAGAAACATAGGATAAATCTTTGATGACAGTCTCTTTGAGTTCACTCTCATCAATCGTAGGCATATCCTCAACAGGATTTAAAGCCAACCATTTACTCCATTGGGTTTCTACATCGTCTTTTGAATCAAATGCGTATGCCATTATTTTCTTTTCTTAATGATTTCAGATAGTTTTTGTGCTTGTAATCTTTGTAGTTCTTGTGTATTATCAATGTCTTTTTCAACAGCAGTTATAGATTTTAATACAGTTACCATTTTTTGTTGGTCTTCTTCTTGCATATTTTTAATAGATAAAATTTGTCTTTGTAATTCATCGAATTGATTTTTTTGTTTTTGTAATTCAAGGTCGTTATTAACCAATGAAGTCATAAATGAAACTGATATCACAAATGAAAATAAAAATAATACTAATACTAATGCTGTCTGTTTATTTACCATGTTTTCTTTTTCGTATAATTGTTTTAATAATTTTATCTTGTTTTTGTTTTGCTAATCTTAAAGAAACGGGACCAACATGTTCAATAAATTTAACGCCATTCATATGGTCTAGTTCGTGTTGAAAACATCTAGCTGTTAGGCCTTCCATTTTCATTTCAACTCTTTCGCCTCTTTCATTATAGAATGAAGCCATAATCCATGATGGTCTTTCTATTTTAAGATATAAAGCAGGGTAGGAGAGGCAACCTTCGTTATCTTTTATCATCTCTGCCGATTGGTCGATGATTTTTGGATTAATACAGGCAAACTGAAAATGTTCTGTTCCAATAACAAATACTCTTTCAAACACACCACATTGATTAGCTGAAAGGCCTAATCCACTAAATTGTTTCATAGTCATCTTTAATCGATTAATTAAGATGTTCATATTTGGATTAGGTAAAGGCAATACATATTCAGGTATTGGTTTACTTAACATTGGATGATTATCATCAAATAATGATAAGGGTTCAATCTTTTGTTCTTGTTTAATATTTACACCAGTATCAATGGTAAATATTTCTTGGCTCATTATATCGTCACTCATTTTACAATCCTACTAAAGTTTTTAATTTTCTCAAATCGAATTACATTGTTAAATTTATCTTGTAGTATATCACCCTTATGTGAGATAACAAACAGGTTAACATCTTCAAGCATATGTAATATCTTAATCAATTCATCGGTACCACTCACATCTAAACTTGAATCAAAGATTTCATCGAGTATCAATAGATTCGTATTAGATGAATTTTTTAGTTTAGAGATAGCACGCCATGTTAGCATAAGTGCCATATCAATTCTTTGTTTCTCACCTTCTGAAAAGTTATTATAGGTAAACTCATCACGGTGCCTAGACTTAATCGTTTCTTTAAATGATTCATCAAGGTTAAAATTCACAAAGAAGTCTAATGATGCCAAATACTTATTTACTAATTTATTAATGATTGGTAAGTATTGTTTAATAATCTTTGTTTTAATACCTGTATCTTTTAATAGACCAGAAGCTACTTCATAATATGTTTTTTCATCAATTAACTCTTTAAGTTCTTTTTGAGCAGCTTCAATCTTAACTTTAAGTTCTTCTAATTGTTTTTGTTCTGTGTCTGATATATCTTTAGTATTCTTTAATTCATCTACATGTTTTTCAATACGAGCAATATACTTGCGAATCTCATTAATTGATGTTGTATTGGTTGCAATCTTAATCTGTAATTCTTGTATTTGTTTTTGTTTCTCGGATATCTGATTAAGTTTATTTTGTTCTTCTAATAGTTTAGTTTCAAGTTGAGTGAGACCAACGGTACATTCTGTAACCTTATTTGTTAAGTTACCAACTTCTTCTTCTTTAAATTGTTTATCAATAGTTTGACGACAAGTTGGACAATTATCATTGTGTTCAAAGAAATTAATATCTTTCTTAAACTTGTTTAGGTTGGTTTCAATCTGTGCTTCAAGTTGATTAAACTTCTTGACCTTTTGTTCTGTTTCTAATCGAGACACTACATCAGCTTGAAGTGTTTCAATATTACCACTAAATTGGGTTGTTTCAGTTTCAAGTGTAATGATATGATTTGTATTATTGGCAATATCAAATTCATATTCAGTAATCTTCTCATCGTTATTTTGTTTAAGTTGTTTGATATGAGATTCTTTAATTTCATATTTTTGTTGTTCAATATCAATCTCGTGTTTTTTGGCTACAGACAAATCTTTATTGTTTGTCATTTTATCTCTAACGATACCATTCATTGTAGAAAATATTTGAATATCAAGGAGGTCTTCAATGATTGCTCGTCTATCAGAATTTGATAACTGCATGAATGGAGTAAATGATGCTGAACCTAGAATAACAATCTGTGTGAATGATTTGTAATTCATTTTGATTACAAACTTCTCAAGGTATTCTTGATAGTCTCGGGCGGCTGCATCTTGATTCAGTAATTCACCATCTTGATAAATCTCAAAGATATTAGGTTTAATACCACGAACAATCTTATATGATTTATTACCTGTATCAAATTCAATTTCAACAACAGTATCTTTACTATTGATTGAATTCACAAGGTTAGGTTTGACGATTGAACGGAAAGGCTTACCAAAAAGTCCAAAGCATAATGCGTCAAGCATCGTAGATTTGCCTGAACCATTTTCACCAACAACAAGTGTATTACTTGTGTTATCTAATTTAAGTTCGGTAAAATAATTACCAGTTGAAAGAAGATTCTTCCAACGAACATAACGAAATACGAGCATTATTCGGTTGTTTCCGTGTTAAGTGCTTCTACATAAAGTTCACGCATGAGTGTTTTTAGTTTATCACTATTCACATTCAAGGTAAGGTTATCAATATACTTACTTAAAATTGTCATCGTATCTTCAGCCTGGTCAATAATTTCTTGGTCAGTATCAAAACTTGTATCAGTAAAATCTTCAACGATTGAAATATCTGCTACACCAGCTTTATAAAGGTTATCAATCACATTATCAAATAGATAAGGATTCTGTTTGTTTATAACAATAACTTTCACATACGATTCTTTTAATGAATCAAAGTCATATGCTTTCCAGAAATCAAAATCTTGAGCACCATCATCATAGTTTAATTTATAGAACATACGATATGGGTTTTGAACAAATTCTAATTCACGAGTATTCAAATCAAATATATGAAAACCTCGTGGGTCATTATAATCAGCCCAAGTCATTTCATTTGGAGTGCCAACATAATAGATATGACCATCATCTGATTTATGATGGAAATGTCCAGTTATAACCATATCATACTTGATTAGTTTGTTTTTGTCAATACCACCACGACAAACATTACCACGATCCATTTCAAACCCATCAATCTCAAAATGGCCAAATGATAGTTGTGATTTAGATTCGTTTATTTTCTGGAAGATTTGTTCTTCATTCTCAAGGCATAACCAAGGAATAACATCAACATTAATGCCATCAAAATCAATAGTATCGAAATCATCAAATACGGTGATGTTATCATATTCGTTTAAAAGAAGCTGTGATGAATTGACTTCGAGTGTATTCTTAAAAGATACATCGTGGTTACCAAGGATGGTATAAAACCTAATGTTGTTTTCTTTTAGTTTATCAAAGAAGTATTTACGACACAGGTATAATGAATTGAAATTAATAAACTTTCGTCTATCAAACAAATCACCTAGCTGAAATACAGTATCAATCTTATTTTCAATTAAATAAGGAAAGAATATGTTATCATAAAACTTCTTAATATACTTATGGAATTCCAAAGAATCGCCACGCATACCAAAATGCGTATCACCTAATATACAAATTTTCATTAATGACTAATTCTTGTTTCGTTGTATTGTTGTTTGAGTGTTTCTATTTCTCTTTTGAGTTGAAGTTTTTGATACTTCATCTTGCTAAGATCCAAATCATTCACAAAATGACTATGATTTTCTTTGATTTGGCTATCTAAAATTAAATGTTCTTCTTCTAAATTTCTAATATGTTTAAACAATTTCTCTTTGTTCATTTAAAACTCCATACGAATTAGGAAATCTGAATTTTACCTCAGCGCACCCACACATCATAACACATAATAATAATAAAGTCAAGCGTTTCATGGCAATTATAGGTCTTCAATAAATTGGTCAACACCTTTTGCCGGTTTGTTATCTTTTTTCTTTTTCTTGTTTTCTTCAAAGTTAAAAATGAATTCTGATATGTTGGCATACAACTCAAACTGCTTAGCTACACCGTCTGAATCTTCTAACATTTCATGTTCATCTAATATACCGAATTGCTCGGTAGCTTTGTATTTGACATATAACTGCTTTTTCTCTTTCATAATTCTTCGAAGAAAGGCATAGTATATGATTTGTGTGAAGTATGCAAATGGATTCTTTGACTTCGTTTCATCGAAGTTACGGAAATACATAATACAATTTTCAATGCCGTCTGATATCATCTCGTCTCGGAAAGAATACGAAATGAAGTTTGGTTTACGAGACAGGTGCTCAGCAATCTTTAGAAAACACTCACCA